GTTGGGGTCGATCCCGATCACGTACTGGCGATTCACCACGCCGCACTCGCGCCAGTGACCGCAAGCAGCCTTCAGCACCAGATCCGATGGATACACCTGTGAATCCGTAGAGCCGAAGCTCAGCTCGTACTCCTGGTTCCAGGCGCTCAGCGTCATCCGACGCGATTCCCTGGTCTTCGCCGCCCACTGCGGGTCCTTCCCGTATAGCGGGTGCTCACTGTGGTGGATCGCAACTCGGTTCCACGTGTCTCCGACGTCCTGAAGCTTCTCGTTCAGCTCCTTGATCTCGCCGCGCTCGATATACGAATACCAATCCGCAGGGGTGCCCTGGGTCCATAGAGAGCCGTACCAGTCGACCTCGGTGTCCGGGGTAGACGTCACGATCACCTTGGCTCGCTCGCCCACCATCGACAGCGTGGGCATCGCGCCTCGGTAGATCTCCTCTGCACCGTCCAAGAACGCCGCTTCGTCCAGGAACAGCACCGAACAGCTCGGGATGCCTCGAGCCGCTCTCGGGCTGGCAGGCAGGAAATACAGCGTTCCTCGGCCCTCGATCGCGATCTGCGTGTTCGAGTCCGTCAAATACTTGATCGTCTCGCCCTCGATGCTGTTCGCCATTGCCCGCACACGGCGACCAAGCTCGGAGGCGTCGCTCTGAGTCTTCGAGAAGACCACTGCCGCAAAGCCACGCTCCGTCAGCGCACGGCAGAGCAGGTAGTTACACACGGTCTCGGAGGCGCCCATCTGGCGGCTCTTGAGCACGATTGTGTTCGGGTGGTCGTTAATCGACTTGACCAGTGCTTCCTGGTACGGATACGGGTCGAATGGCGCGACCGTTCCACTGGTCCGGATCCAGGTGCGACGAGCAAACTCTGGCCATTGGTCAACGCCAGGTAATGCCGTCAGGCGGACAGAACCCTCGTAGTTCGCTGCCCTTGCTTTGCGCTTCGCTAGCTCCGCTAACAAGCGGTCGGCTCGCTTCTGTAGCTGGGAGAAGCTAGAGGTCAAAAGTCCTCCTCGGGGTTGGCCGAACGCAGTAGCTCAACGTCGTCGTTCGCACTCGGGGCTGATTCCTGCTGCAGCGCTCCGAATAGCTGGGCTTCGAGATCCGCAATCGTCCGCTCTAGGTGCTTCCTCTCTTGGAACGCTTGGGCGCCGTTGATCAACGTGCGGCTTGCTGCAATGCGATCAGATGCCCTCGCTTCTGGGTCGTTCATGATCGCGGTCAAGGTTTCGATAGCCATCGGCACCACCGTGATGCCCTGGCCACCGCCTGCATCCATCAACTCCTGTTGCAATGCGTAGACAGCTCGCTGCACCGCTGGCTTGCGTCGCCAGGCATACAAGGTGCGCTCGCTGATGTTCAATTTCCTCGCGATCTCGCGGCAGGTCTTCCCGCGAGCCAGTAAGTCAACAGCTAAACGCTCGATTTCTCTAAGACCATCAATGTCCGATGTATTACGAGCAACCATTGGTTTTTCTGACTGGTTGTGTCTGCTTATAGCTTAAGGTTTCCGATAACTACTACGGGTTATACATAGCGTTTTAGGCCTTCTTCATGCCACGTACAATGTTGGTTAATTGTGCTGCAAACTCCCAGAGAGATCGGTGGTCGTAGCGGTCAGCCCGGTCCGCTGCATACTTCTGCGCAACGTCAACCACGTAGTCCAGTACGGCAGCAATACCCGCGTCCTCGGGTGTTGCGTATCCCGTCCAACGGTGTCGTCCTATCTCGTAGATCGTTTGGATCTCTGCCTTGTCCAAGGTAGATGGGGTTACTTGGGTTGACCTCCAGGTCTGATCACCTGGGATTGGTTCTGTGCCGTACTCGTAGGTGTCGTAATCGGCTTCGTTACGAGGGTCGGTAGTCATGCGTCCTCCTCAGTAGCGGATGTCGACAAGGCGCATACCGTCGAGCGGTACGCCGAGCTCGTAGGCAGCACCTGCAGATAAATCAATCGAGTTGCACTCGCACCGATCCGTCACAGGCACCGTAAGAGCTCTCCCCTTGTGCGTTACGCGCACTCGGGTGCCGCAAGGCAGCGAGGGATGGGCTGCACTCACACCCCAGTGCTGATACGTCTGCCCGCAATACGTCGTCCGTCCGTGATACCAGCTGTCGTAAACAGTCGCTCTCACTTGCCGCGCTTCTGCGGGTGCCATAAACGCCAATCCAGCAATGATCAACAGTCGTCGCATGTTTTGAATGTCAGAAAAGAACTAGGTGGGATTACTTAGTCCCATAGCCTGCGGACATAGACGCCCTCGGGTTGTGGAACTCCTCTTTGTTGCAGCGGTACTCGCTGCTTCTTCGTTACTGGCCATCAACATGACCCCACGCCGCTAGTTAGGTTTAGACCTCGAAAATCTCTATTGAGGGATCTCGAAGCGTCCGTAGACGGCAGGCTGCGGTGAGGGGAGGACTGCTCCGGCAAGCTCTCCACCTGCCAGTTATTCCTCAGACCCTCGCGGTCACAATCGACTCCGGTTGGTCCTGGTACTTACCAACCCGGTCGCCGTAATCCACAACGCACGGCTCGCCCTCGAAGAACAGAGCCTGCACAACTCCCTCGTTGGCGTAGATCCGACAGTCCGCTCTCGAGCTGTTGCTGAACTCCAAGGTCAAATGACCTTTCCAACCAGCTTCACCCGGCGTCAGGTTGGCAATCACACCGCAACGCGCATAGGTCGATTTGCCAATGAACAGGCAAGTGATGTTGCGGGGGATGTCTAGATACTCCAAGGCAACGCCTAGCCCGTAGCTATGCCCAGGAAGGATGAAATACTCCCCCTTCTCGTCACGGTGCAGCTGGACGTGCTCGAGGTTGTCGGAGTTAAACGCCTTGGGGTCCATCACCTTCCCAGGAACGTGGCGGAACACCACGAACTCCTTGGGTGACAGACGTAGGTCGTAGCCGTAGCTCGAACAGCCGTAGCTCAAAACCTTGCGGTCCTCTACCTCGCGCACCAACGACGGGTGGAAAGGACGGATCATCCCGCCCTCAGCTCGAACCCGGAGCCATAGATCATTCTTGATCATTACTTGGCAGCTCCTCTCTCATGTTCATAAACCAGTCGCTGGGGTGCATGAAAACTCACCGCTGAATGGCCGTCCCACAACACCGCAATTCGACGCACCTTGTAGCCACGGGAGTCGGATGTCTCCGATACCTCCTTCACTACTCCGACACGATCGTTGCCGATGTCAGACGGACCCTTCACATACCGCTGTCCCGGTGAAAACGGACTAACCGCTACGCGGTCTCCGACCTCGAAAGGACGCTTTGCTGGACCAGGCATTACTGCTCGAGCGCCTCGTAGTTGACGGCCTCACCGTGGTCACACTCTCCGAACGACTTCGGTCCGTCCTCGAGGTGATGCGCTATCGCGCTACTCGCCATCCCAAGCGTGACGCCAATCACGCCACCAGTCACAACCGCTGCAAACAGTGCCTTCGTAATCATTTGAGTTGAGTGAGCCAGATGGTTGAAATCAACATGCCGAGTAGCAATGTCATGGCGTAAACCACGACTGCGGGTACTTCAGTCGCTCTCGAGGACTGAAAAACGACGAATGAGCTGCGCTTTGCGCTCGTCGATGAGGTGCGCTGATGAGACGGTGCTGGCGGTTCCATCTGGAAGAGTGAGCCGGTAGCAGTCGTGGCCATGAACGTCGACGTAGTAGTCGACTTGGATGTCATCAGGGCTCATCGGTCAACGGGCCATCGCCGTATTGCTCCCAGAGCCCCGTATAAGTAAAGGCAAAGGGATGCTCTCGCTTGTCCCGCCCGTCCTCGAAGAACAGGCGCTCTAGTCGCTCAAACCGTGCTTGCTGCACCGCAGGAGTGCAACCTTTCATCGTCTGAGCCATAGGAGACCTGTTCAGGAACGGGTGGGATCAGCCTAAATCGATCTCGCGTTAGTCGCTGTCCTCTGTGAGCGAAATTGCTGAACTCTGTAGTGATGCACGCTCGTTTGAGCGGGAGATGGCCACAGCCACCGCGCTCACCTGCTCAAGGAATGGGCCAACCACAGGCGCAAGCTCGTCGCAATACGCCTGAATCACTCGCCAGTTAATTGAAGTCATTGGTTCAGTTGGGGGGAACGGTGCCCTACCCATGAAGAGAAGGGACTTGGAACGACCCGGCAGGAACAAACCTGCTGGTAATGCCTCGCGCTTTTAGACACGCATTGGCACGAAGAATCTCAGTCTCTGTCGCATGTGTTGAATAAAGAGAAACCCCAGTGTCGATCTGTACGAGTTCAAACGCAGCAAAACTAGACATGGGAGTTTCCATGACACGCCAAGAGTCATTCCGGGTA